TATTCCAGGCCCAATCGGCCCTACTGGCGCGACAGGAGCCACAGGGCCTCAGGGGCCTCAGGGCGACACCGGAGCGACCGGGGCAACGGGCCCTCAGGGCCCTCAGGGGGACACGGGCGCGACCGGAGCCACAGGCCCTCAGGGCCCTCAGGGCGACACGGGAGCGACCGGGGCAACGGGCCCTCAGGGACCGCAGGGGGACACAGGCGCGACCGGAGCCACAGGCCCTCAGGGACCGCAGGGCGATACTGGACCTGCTGGACCGACAGGCGCGACAGGAGCGACCGGGCCCGCCGGAGCGACAGGCGCGACAGGTGCGACAGGAGCGATCGGTCCGACAGGTGCAACGGGTGCGACTGGTCCTGCTGGTCCCCAGGGCCCGCAGGGCGACACGGGAGCGACCGGGGCAACGGGTCCACAGGGACCGCAGGGCGATACAGGCGCGACCGGACCTGCTGGTCCTACCGGGGCAACAGGAGCGACGGGCGCGACGGGTGATACGGGTGCGACGGGTGCGACGGGCGCGGCTGGTCTGATTCAGGACTTCGGCTACGACTCGGGGGACTACTACGGGCCGACGATCACCTCCACGACCAACCTCACCGTTACCGAGGACCGGACCTACTATGCGCCCGTCTATGTCACAGGCACGAGAGCGTTCGACCGCATTGCCATTCGCACAGGCGCAACCTTCTCGGGTACCGGAACGATCCGGCTGGGTGTCTACAACAACTCGGGAGGCATACCGACCACGGTTCGGTTCGATGCGGGGACTGTTTCGGCAACAGCCGCCAACACGACCTACACGATCACTATCACCGAGACGCTGGACAGCGGGTGGTACTGGCTGGCATTCAACTCGCAGACGAACGCCACAACATCCAACTTCATCTCCTCCTCCACGGTGACCTATCCCACGATTCAGAAGTACGCATCCAACGGGTCGTTTGGTTTCTTCAACTCTGGCTGGTACGAGGCGAGCATCACGGGAGCGTTTGCGACCGCTGGAACCCTGCTGGAGAACAACAATGTCCCGATCGTCACTCTGAGGGCGACATGAGAGTCGTCACATTTGGTCTCGGTGGATTTGATCTGACGAAACCGAACAACAACATCGTTGAGGACATCGAGATACCAGATCCTCCTCGTCAGCCATTGTCCGAGGTAGGGGCTTTGGCAACCCTGCTCGCTGTGACGGAGACTCTCACGGTGGAGGACGCAGCCAATGCGGTCGGGCTGTCTCCTGAGGATCTCATCGCCGAGGCTCAGGCATGGGAAGCCGCGAGGCTAGGCTGATCTGCTGTGACTATTCCGCAGGATCCTGCTGTCGCCGTCGCCGTCCTCTACGAGCGGATGGGCCATGTCATCGAGAAGATGGATGCCCTGTCACGGAAGTTGGATGCTCAAGACAAGCGACGCACCGCTGCGCTTGATGAACTCGAGGAGCGAGTTGAGAGGATCGAGGCGCAGGTCTCAGGAGTGCGGTGGTTCCTCGCAGGCATTGCTGCAGCAGGAGGAGCACTCGGGGGCTCTGTCGCAGCAGGAGTCGCCCGCATGATCGGCGGAGGCTGATGGCGCAGAGCATCAGGCTCAACCGCCGGGAGATCGCTGACCTGCTCGCAGGCCCCGCAGGCCCTGTCGCAGCCGATCTCAGGCGCAGGGCAGAGAATGTCAGGAAGGAGGCTCGCAGGCTCGCCCCGGTGCAGAATGGCACTCTCAAGAACTCGATCTCCTGGGAGATGCGGATCGAGGGGGGCTCCCTCGTCGCCCGGGTCGGCACCAACATCGAGTATGCCCTCGCAGTCCATCAGGGGACGCAGGCCTACACGCTGAGGCCTCGCAACAGGCAGGCTCTGGCGTTCTCTCGATGGCCCAACGCCCCGGCAGGTGCTCGCAGGAGCAAGCAGGGCAGGTATGTCTACAAGTCAGTCAGGATTCCTGCCCGGGCAGGGAGGCCGTTCCTGGCTGATGCTCTCCGCGCAGCCCGACTCTGACTCAGGGCCCTACTACAGTCGCAGGCATGACGCGACAGAGAGCATTCGAAACAGCAGCCTCCCGACGACGGCGCGATCCGATCGTCTGGATCATCGATGGAGTCCAAGTGCGCCTCCGCGCATCCGTGGACATGATCGAGATGGGCGAGATCCTCGAGAGGCTCAAGGACGAGAAGCCTGCAGGGATGAGCGACATCGCCTGGACTGCTGATCGCAGGCGAGTCCTCGAGGAGGTGCTCCTTGGCTTCATCGAGCCGGAGTCGCATGAGGGATGGGAGACAGTCCTCCCCGACATCGATTTTCCGATGATGAACGAGATGCTGTCTGACCTGATCGAGGAATACACAGGGCAGGCAAACCCTACGCAGGCACAGTCATCCTCGGGTGGATCGTCTCTGACTGGGGGCGGTTCGATGGCTGGTGCTCCTCTCGAGGCGTAGACGCAGCATCGCTCCCCTGCGATCGTGCCTGCCACGCCTATCTGTTCGCCATCCGCGAGTATGCCGATGAGGACACTCTCGCCAGGATCGAGAGCGCACTAGAGCCTCCTGCCTCGTATCGCGTCGGAGGCGTTCCTGCATGGTATGGGAGCGATGATGATGCATGGGCCTCGTGGCAGGCATAGGTCGGCGGGTCTCCGGGGCGAGCGTCATGCCCTGGAGGCTCGCCTCCCCTCGCCCCTGCTGTCAGGTACACTCCTGCCGTGGCCAACCCAATCGCAGAGGCGTTCGTCGAGATCCTGCCCGACTCGTCCAAGTTCACAAAGGAACTCGAGGAGCAGGTCGGCCCTGCGATCAAGGACGCGGAGAAGCAGGCCTCGTCTCTCTCAGGCAAGGTCTCCAACTCGTTTGATGAGGCCGGGGTATCTGCTGACAGGCTCGCCAGTCGTGCAGCAGTCGTCTCGACTGTCGCGATCGGCGCGATCGGCGCGGTCGGGGGCATGGCGATCAAGCAGGCATCTGATCTCTCTGAGTCGATCAACGCAGTCAATGTCACCTTCGGCGCAGCGTCTGAGGGCATCAGGAAACTAGGGGAGGATGCTGCGACATCTGTCGGCCTCTCCAACGCTGAGTTCAACGGGCTCGCGGTACGGTTCTCCGGGTTTGTGAAGCAGGTCGCAGGCGATGGCGGTGATGTCATCGGCACGATGGATGACCTGACGACGAGAGCAGCCGACTTCGCGTCGGTGATGAACCTCGATGTCAATGATGCTGCACAGATTTTCCAGTCGTCTCTCGCAGGCGAGTCTGAGTCCATCAGGCGGTTCGGCATTGACATGAGTGCTGCAGCGGTAGAGGCGCAGGCTCTCGAGATGGGGCTCGGCACAGTCACCAAGACAGGCCTCTCGCTCACCGAGTCAGAAAAGGTCATGGCTCGCTACGAGTTGCTGATGTCCTCGACTGCATCAACAGCCGGAGACTTTGCAAACACTTCAGATGGGCTCGCCAACTCGCAGAGGATTGCGTCAGCGCAGATCAAGGACGCGGGCGCAAAGATCGGGAACGCTCTGATGCCTGCGCTCGCCAAGGCAACGAATCTCCTCGCATCGTTCGCAGGATGGGCCTCGCAGAACACCGGGCTCATCCTCGGGCTCGGCATCGCAATCGGCACCATCGCGACAGCAGTCCTCGCGGTCTCGACTGCCTACAAGGTGTATCAGGCCTATCAGAAGTTCATGCTTCTCTACACGGCGTTCCAGGAGAGGGCCAACTGGCGACTCAACGCCTCGTTCCTCGCAAATCCTGTCGTGCTGATCGTCGCAGGAGTCATCGCCCTCATCGCAGCCCTTGTCCTCGCCTATCAGAAGGTTGAGTGGTTCCGGAACGCTGTTGATGCTGTGTTCTCCGCGATCAAGACAGCCATCGGGGCTGTCGTCGATTTCTTCGTCGCAGCCTGGGATGTGGCGTTCGCAGTCGTCAGAGGAGGCATCGAGTTCGTCGTCTCTGTGTTTACGAGATGGTTCGACTTCCTCGCAGGAGTCGTGCGCATGTATGTCGATGCATGGAGTCGCATCTTCCGCACGCTCTGGGATGGCATAAAGGCGGGATTCGGCGCGGTGCGAGATGTCGTCGTCAGAGTGTTCGATGGCATCTCCGGGGCGTTCAAGGCGGTCATCAACGGCATCCTCGGGGCTCTCGAGTGGGGCGTGAACATGGCGATCAAGCCCATCAACAAACTGATCGATGGAGTCAATCTCCTGCCGTTCGTAGACATCCCTAATGTCCCTGAGATCAAACTGCCCAGGCTCGCAAACGGAGGCATCATCGGAGGCCCGACGATCGCGATGGTCGGCGAGGCAGGCGCAGAGGCTGTCATCCCGCTGACTCGCCCAGGCAGGGCGATGTCCCTCATGGAGCAGACAGGGCTCGCCGATCTCGCTCGAGGCTCCTCTGCTGCAGTCAGGATCGACAACGCCACATTCGTCGCCCCGGTCGATGCTGATCTCGTCGCTCAGAAGGTGCTCGTTGCCGAGAGACTCAGGTCGTTCGGCTCGTGATCTACCTGACGCACTCATCCCTCGGGCAACTGGACCTGACCGCTGCAAACGGGTTCGTCGTCGTCTCGTTCACCATCGGGTGGCCCGAGGTGCGCACAGTCATGGACAACCGCGCCCTCGCAGATGGAGTCATCGACACCACCACCTACCTCGGCTCTAGGGCTGTCACCATCGCCCTCAGGCTCGACAACACAGGATGCCCCGGCTACTCAACGCAGGATCTCATCGATCAGGTCACGCCCTATCTTTCCCCCCGCATCAGGCCAACGCTCGTCTACACAGTCGATCAGAACGATCCTGTTGTCTCCCATCAGCGGTCTCTCCTCCTCCGCGGAGCAGACGGGCCCCTGACAGTCGATGCCCCCAAGGCCCTGACGCTCGTCTGCCAGTGGGTCGCCTCAGAGTCGTTCACGCAGGCCCTCGAGGACTCCTGCGCAGTCGCCATCCTCACAGGAGGCACCGAACTCGGCAGAGACTACGATCTCGAGTTCGACCGGGACTACCCTGCCTCTCCCCCGTTTGGCATCACCTACTTCTACCCCGCAGGCAACGCCCCGATGGACTGGATTCTCACGCTGACATCACAGATCGAGGATCCGACCATCACCATCAACGGCATCCCGATCGTGTTCTCCGGCCTGACGCTCCTGCCGGGGCAGACAGTCATCATCGACACTCAGGCCCGCACCATCCTGCGCAACGGCGATCCCAACGACTCCGTGTATGGGCTCACTAACTTCTTCGACTGGACATGGGATGACCTGCGAGTCACTCCAGGGGAGAACAGCCTCCTGCTGACTGCTGTCTCCTCCGCGGGAGGCTCACCGTCGGCGACGCTGTGCTACTACGACCGTTGGCACCTCTGACCGATGTCCCTCCCCTACACGCTCGCTCTCGGGCCTGCCTCAGGCTCTGTCCCGACTCAGGAGGTGACGACATTCTCTGACTGGTCGCTTACTCGCAACCTCGACGATGGATGCACGCTCTCTATCTCGATGATGGGAAACAGCCTGCCTGGAGTGCTGATGCTCGAGTTGGAGACCGACCTGTTCCTGTATCGCTCAGGAGTCCTCATCGATCGGTTCCGCGTCGTCACAGTCTCCAACGAGTGGGGCGAAAACGGCGAGCATCGCCTGTCGGTTGGGGCTGTCTGCTACAGGAGGCTCCTGGCTGCGAGGCATGTCATCACGCCCCTCACCTATGTCGCGACATCACAGGGCGACATCGTTTGGGGCCTCATTCAGCACACTCAGGCGCAGACAAACGGCTCCCTCGGCATCACGCTCGGCTCAGCAGGGCCATCCATCCCAAGGGATAGGGCCTATCCGCCGGGACAGAACATCCTCGAGGCGATCGTCGATCTCAGCCAGATCGACGGAGGCCTGACATGGGATGTCGATGCAAACAGGCAGTTGATTGTTTCGATCCCCTCCTCGTATCCTGTGAGAGCGCAGCCTGTGCAGATGGGCACCAACGCCCGCAAACTCGCCAAGCCATCAGGCTCCGATCTGTTTGCGAATGTTGCCCTTGTCTCGGGAGATACTCAGACGACAGTCCTCGAGGTGGAGCAGGCTGCGACGCTGCCCCTCGATCCTCGAGGCAGATGGGAGCGGTTCCGGGCGTTTCCTCAGGAGGCCTCGCAGACTGCCCTCGATGAGCAGGCCCGGGGGATCCTCGAGGAGACGCAGAGCCCGCTCGTCGTCTGGTCGTTTGATCTCGTCCCCGACAGGTATCTGACTGACTCTGACTATGCCCTCGGCGACTTTGTGACGATCGTGCGCCCCGCGACCGTCGTCCCCGGGACTCCTGATCCGACAATCCCCTACCTGACTGTGCCTGGAGGATCAGTCCTCACGCAGATTCTCACCATCTCGCTCCGGGTCGATGCCGACGGTAACCTCGATGTCTCGATGACCGCGATTGAGAGCCCTGCGCCATGACTCGTCCCCGCTCGACTACATCGCCCTCTGACGAGATGGGGGCCATCCTCTCCTCTCTGAAGTCCCGGCTCTCGTCTGTTGAACTGCTCGCGCATACGCCCTGCGGAGGCCCGACTCCAGGGGGCCTGACAATCATTGTCTGCACCTCGACGACTCGCCCAGGCTCTCCTGCGACAGGGCAGGTAATCTACGAAACTGACACCGACTCGCTCCTCGTCTGGAACGGTGCCGCATGGGTTGTGTTCGCAGACGAGCAACTGCTCACGCTCGACACCGCAAACTCTCGCATCGGCATCAACGACTCCACGCCCTCGTTTGCCCTCGATGTCACAGGAGACATCAGGGCCACAGGCACGATCTACGCTGATGGCACGATCGTGTTCGAGGGCGCAACAGCAGATGCCAACGAGACGACGCTGACAGTCATCGATCCGACTGCTGACCGCACTATCTCTCTGCCGAACGCCTCAGGGAATGTTGCGCTGACCTCATCAACGACGGGCGTGATCACGCTCGGCACCGACACCGCGGGCAACTATGTCTCGAGCATCACCGCAGGCACAGGCATCACAGTCACAGGCACTCCGGGCGAGGGATGGTCGCCAACGGTCGCATCGACTAGCGGACTGATCCGCATCCTCTCCCAGACCATAGGAACAGGAGTCACCTCGATCCCCGTGACCGGGGCATTCTCCGCGACATACGACGCGTATCGGATCATCATCACCGGAGGCACGATCTCGGCCGCGGGCTCGGTGACTATGACTCTGGGAGCCTCGGCTGCGTCCTACTACTACGGGGCGACGCTCGTCACCTACTCCACAGGCGCGGTCACGGGGACAGCAGGAAACAATGTCGCCAACTGGGTAATCGGTATGGCCAACACGAACAACATCTGTGTCGTGGTCGATGTCGTCAATCCGAATCTCGCCAAGCCGACCTCGTTCGGCTCGTTTGACTCCAACGGCATCTCTCAGGCCCGCCAATGGGCCGGCTACCACAATGTCGCGACCTCCTACACCGACTTCACCATTGGCAGGACTGGGGCAGGCTCCTACACCGGAGGAGAGATCGTGGTGTATGGGTACACCATGTAGCCTGTAGCCTCAGCGAGGAGCCCTCCGCTCGGTTACACTCCCGGGCATGGCATTCGACTCCCTATGGCTTCAGAATGTGGACTATCCCGCGCGGATAGACCGCACCGTGTTCGACAACATCTGGACTGAGGGCATCCTCGGATCAGGTTCGCTCGCAGTCTCTCAGTCGGCCCCGACCGCCATGAGCGTGCAGGTTGCAGCAGGTACAGCAGTCGTCCAGGGCGACGATCAGACAGCGCAGGGCAAGTATCTCGTGCGGGAGATTCTGCCGACCACAGGAGTCGCGATCTCTGCTGCGCCCGGATCAGGCTCGCGTCACGATCTCGTCGTGCTCAAGGTGAACGATCCGAACGCAGGAGGCACTCCTGGCGACGACTCAACGATTGTCGTCGTGACAGGCACGCCCTCGGCCTCCCCTGTCGATCCTGCAGTCCCTGCCTCGGCCTTGGTGCTCGCTCGCGTGCGAGTCCCTGCAGGCACAGGAGTGATCACCAACGCCCTGATCGACGATCTCCGGGTTGCCTCCTACGATGCCCACAACACCATCGCCCCAGGCTCTGTCGATGTCGCCGATCTGTCTCCTGCTGCTCTCGCCTCGCTCACGCCGACCGGGGCCATCGTTGCGTTCGGCGGATCGGCTGCGCCCTCAGGATGGCTCCTCTGCGATGGGAGTGCGTATGCCACCGCGACATACCCTGCCCTGTCGGCTGTCCTCGCAGGGGCATACGATACCTCTGCAGGGCAGGCCTCTCCTGGCGCAGGCAACTTCCGCGTCCCGATTCTGAAGGGCAGAGTGCCTGCAGGTCTCGATGTCGGCGTGCCTGCGTTTGCAACGCTCGGCTCTGCGGGCGGTGCTGTGGATGTCACGCTGACTGCTGCAGAGTCAGGAGTCGCATCGCATACGCATTCTGTATCCGCGACAGGCACCTCAGGCAACAACTCGGTATCACACTCCCATACATTCACCACAGCCTCAGATGGATCGCACTCCCACACCATCGATCTGATGGGGCAGAACCTCGCCAATCTCGGCGAGCACAAGTCGGCCTCCTCGAGCAACTATGCAGCAGGTGAGCCTGATGGTAACAACTTCGGGGGAGGCTCAAGGAGCGGGATTGTGAACTCAGGAGGATCGCACACTCACACGGGGACGACCGCGAGCAACAACGCCAACCACACTCATGCAGTCACAGTCTCCGGCAACGCCACAGCCCCGACGACTGCCTCCGCTGTATCTGCCCACAACAACCTGCAGCCATACCTCACGATCAACTACATGATCAAAACCTGAGCCTCAGGTAGAGCCTCAGGAGAGACCTGAGGAACGCTACACTCGGTCCATCCGAGATGAGGAGGAGACATGGGGCTGTTGGACGACATGCGAGCAGAGAAGATTGTGAAGGGGCCTCCGTGCTCTGTTGGCATCATGCTCGAGAGCATGACCGCGCAGGAGCAGGAGGAGTTCGCCTCGGCCTGCGCTGACTCGACTATCGCCTCGAGCGTCATCGCTCGAGTCCTCGCTCGGAGGGGCCATGAGGTGCGCAAGGAGTCCATCCGCAGGCATCGCAAGGGGGAGTGCCGCTGTGAGTGAGTTTCGCGATGAGCAGACGATTGAAGAACTGCGTCAGGCTTTGATCCATACGCAGAGGCAACTCGCCAAGCAGAAGGCCCGGACGGACGAACTGGTGGAGGCGACGATCACCGCTGTGCGGGAGGCAGTCCTCGCACAGGGCGGAGTGAAACTGCCTCCTAAGCGGGAGCGATCGAGGAAGCGCAAGGGCGAGGTGGCCCTCTGGCACCTCACCGACTGGCAGGGATCAAAGGTCACGACGACCTACAACTCGCAGATCATGCGGGATCGCGTGATGCGGTTCTGCGAGAAAGCAGTCAGGCTCGCCGACATTCAGAGAGCCGACCATCCTGTCGATGATCTCGTCATCATGCTCGGGGGCGACATGATCGAGGGCATCTTCAACTTCCCAACTCAGCCATTCGAGATCGACGCGAACCTGTTCGAGCAGATGATGATCGTCCGGGCTCTGCTGCAGGAGGTTGTGCAGCAGGCCCTGCATCACTTCTCATCGGTGCGAGTCATCGGCGAGTGGGGCAATCATGGCAGGCTCGGCTCCAAGAGGGATGCGGTGCCTCGCTCTGACAACGCTGATCGCATGACATACGAACTGGCGAGGCAGAACCTCATCTCTGATCCCCGGGTGACATGGGAGGACTCGCCGGAGGACATTCAGAGAGTCGAGATTGGAAACTACCGCGCCCTGCTCATCCACGGAGACGAGGTTGGCAGGGGCGGATTCGCGAGCCCTGCGACGATTGTGCAGCATTGCAACAGATGGCGCAGCGGGGCCTACCCCTGGCAGTTCCGCGATGTCTTTATCGGTCACTACCACACTCATGCGGAGTGGGCGATGGCGAACGGCGAGGGGGCTGTCTATCAGACAGGATCAACAGAGAGCGACAATCGCTACGCAGGAGTGATGCTCGCAGCGTCTGCCATTCCCTCTCAGAGGGTTCACTTCGTTGATCCTGAGGCAGGGCGCACGACAGCGCAGTTCAAGGTGTGGCTCGATGGGTAGGAGGCCTGCCCCCCGCGATGAGCAGGTGACTGTCGTCCTCGTGATGTGGGCTGATGCCTATGCCGACGAGGGCGGATCGTGGGTAAATCTGCGAGATGTCGCGGATTATGGCGAGTATCTCGTGACGAGCGCAGGCATCCTGCTCAGTCCCGGCCTCGGTGCGCAGACAGGGCATGTCTCGATCGTGCAGTCATGGGGCAGGCGAGATGACTGCGGTGACCACATCATCCACATCCCGATCGGGATGGTGCGCTCTGTCCGGGTGATGTCGCCTGGGAAAGAGACCGAGGCTGTGAAACTACTGAGGGACGCAGGAGCCGACTAGACTCAGGTCATCTCTACTAAGGGAGGCCTCATGGCTGATCGAATCGACCTGTTTCTCGCAGGGGGGACAACGCCTGTCTGCAGAGCGCACCTCGAGACCTACATCGACGAGCCCGCATGGATAGCAGAGCCGAGCGACTACGATGCGTGGAGGCTGTCGCATGGCGAGGAGATGTCATGCGCGAGATGCAGAGGAGTTCACGGTGACGCAGGAGGAGATCAGATGGGCACTCACCTTCCTGCTGAGGACAGTCACGAGGGGGCCTCTCGAGGAGGCATGGCTGGAGCATCTGGTGACGAGATTGCGCGACAGTTTGCCTCCTACCTCAGACATCCATCGGTGATCGAGTAGTGCCCCAGGGGCTCTCGGCTCCACTACACTCAGGGCTGTGAGCATCGAGACTGTCCTCAGAGGCGCAGGCCTCTCCCCCTGGGTTGATGCCCGGGCATCGCATCGCAGGGGCGAGCCTCCCAAGCGTCTGAGTGTCGTCCATCTCGGCGATGCTGAGGACACTCAGCAGGCAATCTCTGCTGCAGTCGCCCTTGAGTCTCCGGCGATCCTGCTCGTCATGGCCTCAGGGGGAGTCCTCGTGCTGTCTGAGGGCGGATACGGGCCCATCGCGGTGCAGGGCAGTCAGGAGCAGATGACCGAGGGGCAGGTCGCGACGCTTGCAATCGTGAGCGAGGCTCTCTCGCGGGCCTATGGGATCGAGGGCGCAGCCCCTGCCAAGAAGCGGGCGAGGAAGCAGACTGAGGAGCCTGTCGTCGAGCAGGCTTACTCTGAGCCTGCTGATGAGGAGCCTGCTGATGCCTGAGCCGTATCGCTCCATCGCTCTCGATGCGACGCTGCGCAGGTATGGCAACGGCAAACTGCCTGCGAATCTGCTCGTGCGTGCGCACTCAGGCGAGCCCGGATACATCTGCACGCTCTACGGCCCTGCTGCGTTTTGGTGGAATGTCATGTGGTCGGATGCGCAGAAGGCAGGCATCGATCTGATCGCAACCTCCCGCGGATACCGCTCCTACGAGGCGCAGGAGTCGATGTTCCTCGACCGCTACTCGCGACTGCCAACTGCTCGCGTACCTCGAGTCACTCGCAAGTGGAGGGGCCACACCTGGAATCTCAAACGAGGCAAGAGCCCCTCGGCAACGCCTGGGTTTTCCCCGCACGGATGGGGCCTCGCGATGGATGTCCAGGTGCCTGCGAGAACATTCGCATGGCTGTGCGAGAACGCTCCGCGCTACGGGTTCTATCTGCAGGGCCCTCGTCTCCTCCCGAACGGCAAGCCAAATCCGGAGTACGAGGCGTGGCATTGGCAGTTCTGCCATCTGTGATCATGGAGGCATCAGCATGACATCTCTCAGAGCATGGGCACTCGACACCGCAGAGCGTGCTGTGTTCACCTTCCTCGAGGCTTTCCTCGGTCTGCTCGTCGTCTCTGCATCAGATGCAATCGGCGGGCTCTCGATCTCCACGATTGAGGCTGCGCTCGTCTCAGGAGTCATCTCTGCTCTCGCCGTGGTGAAGGGCGCGATCGCCTCGTATCGCGAGGGCATGTCGCCTGCCTCGCTCGTGCGATCCTCAGAGCCCTGAGAGGCCCTCAGGCCCCCTCCGGCTGAGGAGGGGCAGGCAGGGGCTCTGCGCCTCTCCTGAGCCCTCTCAGCGCATCTGAGGGACAGGTATTGCTGTTTTCTCCCCTGCTCAGGCTCTTTGGCGCATGACTTGACATGCCGACCTGAGTCGGGCATAGTACCTGCATGGACATCACAGCCAACACAAACAACAACAACATCCCTGAGGGAGCCCGCGTGCTCTACCTCGGCAAGCCTGCAACAGTCATGGTGGCCGCTTTGCACGACTGCGTGTACATCAACATGGACTCCAACAGCCATGACAACGACGAGATGTTCGCAGTCCATGTCTCTGAGGTGACGCTGATGGAGGAGGGAGCCTGATGAGCACCAACAGCACTCCCCTGTGGCTCCATGAGGAGGGACGCATCGCCTGCGCCAAGCATGGAGGCAACTACCTCGCCTGCGCCATAGAGGCCGAGCCTCAGGCTGTGGAGCACCAGACTCCCCTTGGCTTTTGGGCCCTCGCCACGCAGAGCGACATTGACTATCTCGCAGAGAACAACCTGACTGCATCCTGCGAGACCTGCGGAGCCTGCTGATGAGCGAGCAGACATTTATTGCAGGCGATGTCATCGCCTACGAGGACATGGCGAATCCGCGCATGGAGTATCTCGTGCTCGCAGTCGTCGCAGACAATGCATGGAATCCCTATGTCCTGCAGAGCCTGACGACGAGCAGAGTCATTCAGTCAGACTGCATGCAGAGAGGATGGAGCCTCGTGCGCAGAGGCGTGGATGGCATGAGCATCACTCTGACATCAGACAGGCATGCGTGGCTGATTGGCGCAGATGATTGGGAGGATGAGGCTGATGATCCTGAGCGCATCATCTGACATCTCATCCTCTGCTGAGGCCCTCTCTGATGGGCGATGGCAGGCTCGCCTGCGCATCGATGGGCATCTGACATCAGAATCTTGCTCTCATCGTCATCAGAGTCCTGAGGCTGCGCAGGCCTGCGTCAGGTCAGTCGTGAGGCGATGGGAGAGCATCCGGCAGAGCCTCATCTCCTGCGAGCAGGTCAGGCCTGACCTGTGGGAGGTGCGCTACAGCCCCCCTCGGTGCCTGCCTCAGGGCACCTGGTCGTCCATCAGAGTGATGATGGCAGAGGCAGGCTGACGATGGCACGCGAGAGCGCATGGCGATTCCTCGGGTACTGGATTTGGCCTGTTCTCAACGACGAGACAGAGGAGACGATGTTCTACGACATCATGGGGCCCTGTTCAGATCGTGAGCATCGTCGCCCGCGAGCGACCTGCGACTGCCCCATCTCCGTAGATCCCCTCGGGACTGCCTCGTCGCCTGAGGAGGCTCGAGCGATCATCAGGAGGCTCAGAGCCGAGGTAAAAGCCCTCGGAGACATTCATGCCGACTAACCTCGGCACACCGTTCTGCGATGATGCAGGCACCTAGAAAGGGAAAACATGACAGAGAATGACATCGACCATCTGCTCGCAGGCATCGCCTCGCGGGCACGCGATCTCGCAGGAGATGATGCGACAGAGGGGACGACTGCTCAGGTCGCTCACAGGCTCTCATCCATCAGGGAGGCCATCACCGCCCTGAGAGAGGCTGACGATCTGCTGAGCGACGATCTCGCAGCACGCATGGAGGAGGACGAGATCGCCATCACAGGCGTGGGCTCCATCCGGCGCAAGGCACGAACCTCCTCGACATGGATCGACGACTCTGCGCGAGAGCGCATGATGGAGGACGCGATCAGGGCCATCATCCAGGAGACCTGCGTTGATCCTGCCACGGGAGAGATTCATGGGCCTCTCGCTCAGGTCGCCCGCACCGTCTGGCGACTCACGCACGACTCGTTCTCTGTCACCGCCGATCCGAAGGTGGCGTTTAGGAGGGCCCTGGGGCTGTCGCCTGACGACTATCGCGCCAAGCGGATGACCGGGTACACCATCAGCATCGAACATGAGGAGATTCAGCCATGATGCGCCACAGCCAATCAATCACCGCCATCTCGCCTGCGCTCGTCGCAGCACTCGGCGAAATGAGCGACATCAGGAAGGGCAGGGAGGCGAAGGTGCCGACGAAGGCAGGCTCCTCCTACACCTACACCTACGCTGATCTCGCAGATACGCTCAGGAGCGTCAGGCCTGTCCTCTCGGCGCATGGCCTCGCTCTCCTGCAGTCGGCATCATCCGGCGAGGGCGAGACAGTCCTCATCTCGACGATCATCCTGCACTCGTCAGGCGAGTGGATCGAGATGGAGCCCCTGTCCCTCCCCTCAGGCAGGTCAGCCCAGGAGACAGGCTCTGCCATCTCCTACGGGCGGAGATACCATCTGCTCGCCTCGCTCGGCCTCGCAGCAGAGGATGATGACGGCGCATCTGCGAGAGGGCGAGGCGCATCTCAGCCTCGTGCTCCTCGCCCGAGGCCTGTCACGCCGATGGCCCCGTCGCCTGCTGTTGCTCGCACGCCCTCTGAGGCTGTCATCCGCGACCGCATCGGCGATCTCGGCGACGCAGGGGCCCAGGTGAAGCAGGCGTTCGTCGCAGAGTTCGGCAGGCTCGTCGATCTCTCTCCTGATCGTCACGACGAGGCCCTGACATGGCTCGAGGCGTTTATCGCACAGAACGGCATCCAGTCATGAGGCAGAGGATCAACATCGCAGTCTCGATCGAGATGGATGCAGAGGACTTGGCCCTGCTTGACGATGATCTCGGCGATCATCTCGTCATTGCTGCAGGCAACGGGGCCCTCGCGATGATCCCTCGAGCAGTCGGGGCAGTCATCGCAGCCTCGAGATTCAATGTCTCGCCCCCCTACAGCCCGGAGGATGCGTCGTGAGCGAGAGAACTCGCATCACCATCACGATCGAGATCGAGGTGGACGCAGCAGAGGCTGATGCCCTCGAGCCTGTGGAGGGATTCATGGCGAGCCCGACCGAGGCTGATCCTCCTGTCCCCGGCATCCTCGCCCTCGGCAGATGGATGGCAGGGATGATGGCAGGTGATGCTCTGTCAGGGCTCGCCCCTGCTCTCGATCCTGCAGTCGGCCTCATCCGCGTGACAGTCGATCCGGTCGAGCAGGATGACATCCTCTGATGCATGCAACAGCCCCGCGCGAAAGGGGAGAACGCGGGGCTGTTGCGGTCGCAGATGGACACCACGAGGGTTGCGACAGTCGCACAGTAGCACCTGTCTGCGCCCCAATCAGAGGCTATGGTGCCGAGCCTGGATGGACATCAGGAGGAGCGCATGAGCGAGATTAGAGCAACGGAGTATTTCGCTCTCGTGCCTGAGTTTGTGATCTACGGGGACATCTCAGCCAACGCTGTCAGGCTGTTTGCAGTCCTGCATCGCTATGCCAACAGCCAACTGAGGGCATGGCCCTCGAGGAAAACGCTCGCGGAGGCAATGCGGGTCTCGACTGCGACAGTCGATCGGGCCAAGGACGAACTGGTGGCACTCGGGGCCCTGACTGTCACCTCGAGGACGAGCGATCTCGGCGATCCGACATCGAATCTCTACACGCTGCTGATGGCCCCCTCAGGGGCATCCTCTGCCTCCCCTGCGTCATCACAGGTGATGAAGGGTCTCCTCACAGGTGGGGGGACGGGTCTCCTCACAGGTGCTGTTCTAAAGAGAGACAGTAAGAACGAGAGACAATCAGGGATGTCATCACTCGAGAGAGTTCACGGCGACAAGGCAGGGCAGGTCGCGGGCCTCATCCGGCTCGGCAGACCGCAGGAGGCTGATGCCTACATTGCGGATCAGGAGCCTGCCATCAGGGAGTGGCTGCAGGCAGTCGCCGAGCAGATGCGAGAGCAGGGACAGCCCTAATGAGGCGCACTCCGCTCAAGCGTCGCACGCCCCTCAGCCCAGGAGCCCCTCTGCGCAGGCAGACGAGCCTCAGCAGGGGCACGAGTCTGAGGCGCAGGGCTCGAGGAGTTGCTCGCGATCTCTACGAGCAGGTGCTCGCCCGCGACGGAGGATGCATCGCCCGAGGCCTCGTGCCTCAGGTCTCCTGCATGGGCAGGATTGATCCTCATCATCGGCTGATGCGCTCCCAGGGAGGAAAGGACTCCCTCGACAATCTCATCTCTGTCTGCAGGGCGCATCACGACTGGATTCACGCTCATCCGGCGCGATCGTATGATCTCGATCTCCTGCGCCATCCCGACCGCTCAACACAACGATCCGAGGAGGACTCATGCGGAAACTAACAACACTCACCATCATCGGCGCACTCGCCCTGTCGGCATGCACGACAGAGCGCATCGTCGAGCGAGCCCCTGAGACATCCTCGAGGCCCGCTCCGGCTCCTGCTCCGCAGGATCCCTCAGGCGACTTCCTGGCGTATGTCAATCAGACAGCAGGAGATGCGATCTACTGGAGCGACGACGATCTGCTCGAGGTTGGCCTGCTCGTCTGTGAGGCTCTCGACAGCGGGGCAACGATGCGAGAGGTTGCGCAGACGATGGAGGACTCTGCTGTGACCAACGGCGATGTCGAACTGTTCGCAACAGTCATGTATGCAGCAGTCATCAACCTCTGCCCGCAGTATGAGCAGGCCCTGATGGCCTACATCAACAGCATCTGACATGGCTGACGCATCACCGACGCTGTTTGATCTCCCTGCAGACATCCCTGCGCTCCCCTACGGGGGCTCCTCAGGATGGGCAGGCTCAGAGACATCAGAGGAGAGAGCCCGCTCTGCTGATGCTGACGGCACGACAGGGCGCAGACAGAGGCGCACACTCTCGCTCCTCGCATCAGCAGGCCTGCAGGGCATGACATGGAAGGAGATCGCGCAGGAGACCGGATGGCATCACGGCACCGCATCAGGGGCTCTGTCGGTGCTGCACAAGGTCGGCGCGATCGCCCGCCTCGCAGAGACTCGATCCCGGTCGGCTGTCTATGTCCTCCCTGCTCATGTCGCAGGCAGGCCAGTCTCAGGCAGACGCACGACCGCGGGATCGCGTCTGCTCCGGCAGGTGCTCGCAGAGATCGACGCTGATCTCGCAGAGGGGCGATCCTGGGAGGCTCGGCGACGCATCCAGGCGACTCTCGAGATGCTCGGGGAGGACGCATGACTGCCCTGTGGGGCCTCACGATCGTCGCAGTCGCGATCCTGATCGGATGGGCAGAGGCATGACATCCCCCATGCTCATCTTCGATCTGTTTGCAGGCACAGGCTCCTCGACGAGGGCGTTCGCTGATGCAGGCCATCAGGTCATCTCGTTCGAGTTGGATCCTGCGTTTTCTGCGACCGAGAGCGTTGATGTCACGACTCTGCGAGCAGATGACCTGCTCGCCCGCTACGGCAGGCCTGACTTCATCTGGGCATCGCCTCCATGTACATCGTTCTCTGTCGCCTCGATCGGCAGGCATTGGAGGCTCGAGGATGGAGTCCCTGTCCCGAGGACAGATGCAGCAGTCATCGGGCAGATCGTTGTGGGCGCAACTGTCGCCCTGATCGAGGCTCTCGCTCCCCGCTTCGGATGGCTGATGGAGAACCCGCGAGGCATGCTCAGGAAACTCCCAGTCGTCGCAGGCCTGCCGAGGAGCACAGTCACCTACTGCCAGTACGGAGACTCCAGGCAGAAGCCGACTGACCTGTGGGGAGATGTCCCCGGATGGGAGCCCCGGCCTGTCTGCGATCGCGGAGCCCCATGCCATGAGGCTGCGCCGAGAGGATCGCGCACAGGCACGCAGGGCCTAGCATCAGCCCGCACTAAGGCAATGGTGCCATACGGCCTCGGGATGGACATCCTGCAGGCCATCGAGGAGAGGAGAGGCTGATGAGGAGACTGCTCACGCAGGGCGAGATCGAGGAGATGATCCTCGCCATCTCAGCGCAGATCGAGGAGGAGACATACGCATACGCATCGCTCTCCGACGAGAGTGCATCAGCAGAGGCTAACTACAAACTCGCAGCAGCCCGACAGATGCTCGCCATCGCAGCATCGGATCGGAAGATGACTGCCCCTGAGAAGCAGGCGACAGTCGATGTCGCATGCTCCGAGGTTTTCCGGGCATGGCGCATCGCAGAGGCGAGGAGAGCCTCATGCAAGGAGGCTCTGAACTCCCTGCGAGCGAGGCTCGACGCTCAGAGATCGCTCGCAGCCAATGTAAGGGCGCAGACCTGATGGGCGCATCAGCCGACTATGCTCGGCGACCGATGAGGAAGAACACAGCCCCTGCCATGACCGACCTAGATCGCCTCGAGCAGACGATCATCGAGGGACAGCGTGCCTACGAGGAGCGCAACGCCCTGATCGTCGCACTCGTCGAGGCAGGAGCCTCGCAGGCCTCGGTCGCTCGCCATCTGAACTCTCTGCGGGCATCATGGGGGGCCCCGAGCCTCACGCCTGATGCGATCGCAGCAACAATCAAGCGAGTCAGGCAGAGCCGTGTCTGATCAGCCTCTGACATTCGGCTCCCTGTTCGCAGGAGTCGGGGGCATCGATCTCGGGCTCGAGAGAACAGGTCGATGGGAGTGCCGATTCCAGGTCGAGTGGGATCCTGCATGTCAGCAGACGCTCGCCTACTGGTGGCCCGAGGTGCCGAGATGGAGCGATGTCGCGGAGACATCAGGCAGAGACCTGCCCCCGGTCGATCTCATCACCTTCGGCTCTCCATGTCAGGATCTGTCAAACGCAGGAAAGCGGGCAGGGCTCGAGGGCAGTCGATCATCGATGTTCTTCGAGGCAGTCAGAATCATCAAGGAGATGAGAGATGTCACAAATGGAACTTTTCCCCGATTTGCCCTCTGGGAGAATGTCGCGGGTGCCCTCACTTCTAATCGAGGGCGGGACTTCGGCGTCGTCCTCGACTCGTTGGCAGACATCGGGGCTGTGGCTCTCGAGTGGCATCTCTTGGACTCGCAGTTCTTCGGAGTCCCCCAGAGGAGACGGCGAGTGTTCGTCCTCGCTTGTTTCGATCCTGCAGTCGCCGACCGAGGTGGACGCGAGATACTCCCTGTCGGCGAGGGCCGCAGCAGGCATCCTCAGAAGGGCAGACAATCGGGGGCGGGCTCTGCCGGAGAGGCTGAGGATCGCTCTCGAGATCATGTCCCGTTCGTCCTCGACCACGCCTGCCTCTCCCAAGGGCTGAACGCCAAGTACGACTTTGTTGCTGATCAGCGGGATGTCATGCCATGTCTGATCGCAGGCGGGCCTCATGGAGTCGGTCAGCCTGTCGTCAGCCTCATCGATGGCACGCGGGTAAACGATGTCAGGGTGTATGGCGAGCCTGTGCAGACTCTGCAGGAGCGCATGGGCACAGGAGGAAACACGGTGCCGATGGTAACGATTGACTCAGGCGAGCATCAGATGGAGATGTCGTGGTGGGATGGCTCAGACATCGTGCCGAGCATCGGGACTACATCGTCGCAGCAGAGGATGCCTGACAAGGGCCAGTTGTTCGCAGTCGTCGGCTTCTCTCACACTCAGGGCCTCGACCCGCAGGCATCTGAGACCGCATGGCCCACGTTGCAATCAGAGGGAGGAGGGCATGCGGTGATGGTCGATGCAGAGGCTGAGATCCGTCCGTTCGTGTTTCAGCCAGGGACGATGATCCGGCAGGGGATGCCTGGGAGCGAGGAGACTGCGCCAACGCTCCGCGCACAGGTCAAGGGAGGCGACAACGCCCCGCATGTGCTCACAGAGGATGACAGCACAAACATCTCTGCTCCTCTCATGCTGTCGCCATCAGTCATCGTCAGGAGACTCACGCCGATCGAGTGCGAGCGTCTGCAGGGATGGCCCGACAATCACACTCTGCCTCGCGCTGATGGCAAGACAAACCCTGACAGCACTAGATACAAGATGGTCGGCAACGGCGTGACATCCAATGTCGCAGAGTTCATCGGCACGCATCTCGCCATCGCCTGCGATGAGGCCCAGACATGAGCCCATGCGAGTGCATCAACTGCGACGATCCAGGCGCAGGAGGCGACTGCCTCGCCGGATGCTGCGCCTCCTGCCTCTGCTCTCTCGGCTCTGACGAGCCCTGGGGAACGCTCTGCGACGACTGCCAGTTCCTCCTCGAGGAGGAGCGTAGGCTCTGAGCATGATCGTCGATCCCGAGACCATCGCAGAGGTTCTCCTGCAGGGAGCAGTCGCCATCCATGATCGCGACGGGGAAGTCGTCCCGACATCGTTCGCAATCGGGCACGCCCGCACCATCTTCGCGCAGCCCTTTGATGACTCGGGCCTGAGGATGTCTAGAGAGGCGAGGATCGCGATGGATGCCCTGCTCATCTCTGCGACCGGGGCTGTCTGCCTCGGCAGGATTGACGAGTCGTACATCCAGGAGCGAGGGCTCAATGATCCTGCGCCGAGCAGGGACGAACTCATCGAGCAGGCTGATGTCGATCCGACTATCGGCACAGCCCTGACCGTTCAGGCGATGAGCACTCGCTCGCGGAGAGCGACTGTCGCCCTCGCTCGGCATCATCTCAGCCCTGAGGGGGAGTCAGTCTGGGATCAGGGGCTCTACACGATGGTCGAGGGGGACGCGATCGTCGCAGCAGTCGAGGCCTGCGCGATGGCTGCAGGCATCACCAATCCGATCTCTGATGAGCAACTGCGGGAGGAACTGCTCAACATCGGGTGGTCGATGATCGACTCAGACGACATCGATGGCGACGAGGAGGCATCCCTCTGATGTGGTGGATAATCATGGGGGCTCTCCTCATCTCGTTCCTGATTGCCCTGCTCATCGCAGACGACAGCGATCATCGATGCGCCTGGTGCGGGGATGGCATCCCCGAGGGGGAGGATGCCCGATGGCGCAGGCCCTATCGCCTCCACACTCTGGAGACGACGCTGTACGGCATGCATCTCTACTGCTCGCGAGGATGCGCTCTCTCGCACGCTGAGATGCTCGAGGGATCTGATGTCTGATCAGGATGCTGTCATCAGAGACCTGACTCAGAGCATCGAGGCCCTGCAGAGGGAGCGTGATGCTGCGAGGAGCGAGTTGATCCATTGGCGAGGCCTTGCCCGGGCACTAGGCATCGCGATGAGCGACTCGTATGAGGGCCCTGCTGCGCTCGAGCGCGAGGAAGGCGACAGATACCGCAGAGCCGTATGGGTTCTAGCATCTTGGGTTTACGCCTCATCAGTAGATCGCGCTCCTGAGGGCACGACTCCTGATGTATGGGTTCGATGGGCTCTGGAGCAGACAGAGAGCCCTGTGCCCCCTCCCTGCCCCTCGGTGATAGCCTGACCTGATCCCCTGACCGACAGATCTGATCAGCCACGCCCCGATGGAGGGCACGAGACATCTCGGGCTGTGGGGATCGCCGACAAAGGAAAGCAGACTGTTGAGACGCTCTCTCATCGCCTTCAGCATCTCCATGATCGTCGCTGCGACTGCAGCGCACGCTCTGAGCCCGCGAGAGGAGGCGATGACAGATGACGCGACTCTGCTGAACCTCCCGGCTGATCAGCCTGTGTTCCCCTCATGGGAGCCCTCGGCGACAGAGGCTGAGTTCCTAGCCTACGCATCCCTGCCTGAGGCCCCGCCGATGGACTACTGGATCAGGCTCGCTCAATGCGAGACGAGTCAGAACTGGCAGAACGAGGGCAGGCATGGGGGAGGCCTTGGCTTCTTCACAGTTGGCAGGTTTCCCTCGTCGAGCATGGGGGGATGGGAGCGCATGGGAGGCGAGCAGTTTGCCGACCATCCAAAGGATGCGAGCCCGACAGAGCAGATCATCATCGCGACTCGCACCGCGCTCCTCGGATGGGGCCCCATCCCCCTGCAGAGAGATCCTGCGATGGCGAGGAGCAAGGGCATCCCGATCGACTACGCCTGGGAGACTGATGAGCATGGATACTGGACATGGGGCTGCGCCAAACGGGTCGTGGGCGATCCCTGCGGGTTCCTTTGGGATGGATCGCGCATCGCAGTCCTCCCTCATGTCAGGCCTGCCTACTGTCGATACATGAAGGGCAGAGACTACGCATCCCTGCCGACCAACGGCAGATACGCCCACAATCGGGACACTCGAGAGGCGATCGCGAGAGCGAGAGCAGAGGGGGCGCAGTCTGTCGCCCTGCCATCAGCCGTCGAGTGGCTGTATCCGACCCGCCTGACGACTGCCCCGGTGCCTGAGGATGCTCGATGCCCTGCGCTCTGGCAGCAGGCCCGATCAGTCGGCTTCTCTGATGATGAGATCATCATCCTCGAGGGCATCGCATGGAGCAGATCGCGATGCACAGAGAACGCCAAACAGAGGCGACCTGATGGCGACATCCTGAGGGGATACACGCTCATCGGGCCCGAGTGGACGCAGTATCTCCGTGACGCAGCCATCCTGTACTCTCCGCAGGATCTGCTCGGATGGGAGACGCATCTCGAGGCTGTCCGGTCGATCTATCTGACAGAGGTGAGGCTCAGAGGATGGGGATGGGGCCCCTGGGGCGTGAGCCCACCTGCCGACTAGAGTCCCGGCTGAGGAGGAGACATGATCCACGGACGACAGTCTGCGTATGTCGCAGGATGCAGATGCGAGACATGCCGAGAGGCGAATCGCGAGGCGCAGGCCCGCTACAGGAGCACAGCCAAAGGAAGGGAGCAGGCGAGGCGCAACGCCCGAGTGCAGCGCAGAGCGCAGGCTCTCGCCCTCGCTCATCTCAGAGCCACCGACCGGAGGGCATACTTCGCGGTCTACGATCAGGCTAAGGAGGCATGCAGATGACAGGCGAGTGGAGGCCCCATGAGCATCCGCACTACGAGAGCGCACTCCTGATCGAGCATCTCCAGGAGGAGGTAGCGAGGCTCAGCAGGGACATCACCGCCCTGCAGACGCTCATCGCCGTCTACCTCGATCCCGACTCGGAGGAGGAGCAGGAGCAGGCTCTCTCATCGCTCGATCTGATCGTCCCGCTGCGCCCCCGGTGATGCTCGTCCTCTGGCAGATCGCGAGGTTCCTCGATCCCGAGGGCAGGCAGATCAGAGTTCATCTGTGGCAGTCGGCAGAGGACGCTCGTCCTCGCATCGAGGCAGAGATCATGATCGACGGAGCCTGGGAGCCTCTCGAGGAGCAGGCATCGCGCAAGTAGCATCTCCTCGTGACTCTCGAGAGGGACTTCGCGAAACAGGTCGAGATGATCCTGGACTTCAGAGGATGGCTGTGGAAGCACGACGAGCCTGCGAGGAGGCCCTCCGGCGGATGGGCGACAGCGTTCAGAGGCACGCGGGGATTCCCTGACTACATCGCAGTCAGAGGAGATCGAGTCGTGCTCGCAGAGATCAAGTCGGAGCGAGGCAGGGCCTCAGAGGATCAGCAGACATGGCTGACAGCCCTCGAGCAGTCAGGCCGAGTCGAGGTGTATCTCTGGAGGCCCTCTGATCTGCAGGCGATCGCAGAGATCCTCAGATGAGCAGATCCCTGCCGTATCTGCTGTCAGATGAGTGCCCTGACTGCGGTGCTCCCCTCACAGCCATCGTCCATCAGGTCGTAGGCACGCCTCGCGCGACAGGAGGCCTCATGCGAGTCCCGATCTCGACAGGCCTCGCCTGGATGCAGGCCTGCGCCCATGTCTGGGATCCTGATGAGGGCGCAGAGCAGGCGTAGACTGCCTGCTGACATCCAGGAGGACTCCATGATCGCAGACGATCTCAAACCGCTCGCCCGCCCCATCTCTAGCCTGCACTCCCTCGATGGCAATCCGCGGAGAGGCGATGTCCGGGCTGTGATGCGCTCCTACGAGCAGTTCGGGCAGAGGAAGCCCATCGTCGCCCTGAGGGATGGCACCGTCATCGCAGGCAATCATCAACTTGAGGCTGCTCGCCTCCTCGGATGGGCAGAGATCGCTGTCGTGTATGTCGAGGATGACGACCGGACAGCCAAGGCCTACGCCCTGGCAGACAATCGCACAGGTCAGTTGGGATCATACGACTACGACGCTCTTCGCGACCTGCTGCAGGAGGTATCCATCGATCCTGCTCTCTACGAGGCGACCGGGTATCAGCCTGTCGCGATCGGGGACATCTCCTCCCTCGTCCCTCCTGCCCCTCAGCCCTCGTCCGATCCCATCGTCGAGACCCGGGAGATCGCAGTCGAGCAGAAGCCGACGCTCGCAGACCGCTTCATCTTCCCGCCGTTCTCGGTGCTTGACGCACGCTCAGGCCCCTGGCGAGAGAGGAAGCGCAGGTGGCTGATGACAGGCATCCAGAGTGAGCAGGGGCGTGCAGACAACCTCGCAGGCGTGAGCGAGTTCGTCCTCGACACTTTCTATGCAGGCAAGAAGCCTCAGCCCCTCACCATCCCCTCCCTGTCGGGGCGCATCCCGACCTACTACGAGCAGAAGAATCAGGCAGAGGCGCAGACAGGCAGGAAACTGTCCAACGAGGAGTTTGAGCGCGATCATCTCGTCATCCCTGAGGGCGCAGCCACGCTCTCTCGGGGAGGGACATCCATCTTTGATCCTGTCCTGTGCGAACTCGTCTACAGGTGGTTCTCCCCCCTGGGAGGCACCGTCCTCGACCCGTTCGCCGGGGGCTCGGTCAGGGGAGTCGTCGCAGGCCTGACAGGCAGGTCGTATGTCGGCATCGATCTCAGGCCCGAGCAGGTCGAGAGCAACCGTCAGCAGTGGCAGGCCATCAGGTCGGCTGAGAGGGCAGAGCAGGTCAGCGTCGAGTGGCTTGCAGGAGACTCCCGCGAGATCCTGCCGACAGTCGCTCATCCCTCCATCGATCTCGTGTTCTCCTGCCCGCCCTACGCTGATCTCGAGGTTTACTCAGAGCATCCTGCTGACATCTCCAACATGGAGTGGGAGGACTTCCTCGAGGCCTACCGCGAGATCATCCGGGCCTCGGTCGCCCATCTCGCATACGATCGCTTCGCCTGCTTCGTCGTCGGCGAGGTTCGTGACCGCAAAGGCAACTACAGGAACCTCATCGGGGAGACAGTCAGGGCGTTCACAGACGCAGGATGTCACTACTACAACGAGGCGATCCTCGTCACGCCTGCAGGCTCCCTGCCTGTCAGGGCAGGCAGGATGTTCTCCTCAGGGCGCAAGGTCGGGAAAACGCATCAGAATGTTCTCGTGTTCGTCAAGGGCGATGGCAAGCGTGCATCGCAGGCCTGCGGAGAGGTGGAGGTTTTCCTGCCTGAGGAGGCTACGGCAGAGGGCGACGACCTGCAGGCGTAATCTCCATGATGCGCCATGCGACTCCGCGCTCGCCTGCAGGAGCAGAGGCGACAGCCTCCTCCTCGCTCTCATGCGCCCTCTGGATGTCCTTCCATGCGAGGCTGCGAGCCTCCCATGTCTGCACCTTGTAGTACGCTGTGAACCTGACCGAGGACGGTGATCTCATGGAGGAGACAATAGGGGAGCCGACAGCAGTCGGCAAGTCATGGCAGAGGGGCATCCCCCTCGAGCGTCTCCGGGCAGTTTCCCGCAGATTCCAGGCCCATGATGGCCCCCGATGCCTCGGGGCGTTCTCCAAGATCAAGGAGAACATCGTCGCGGGATGGATCGCAGAGGAGCGTCTCCTCGAGACTCCCGACGCAGCAGTCGCGTTCAGATGGCTCAGGAGCAGGCAGACAGTCTCAGACTTCCGGGGCGAGCCCGCCCTCGAGATGCCCCCCGGGGCTCTCTCCATCGAGCGAGTCGCAGGCACAGCCCTCGGCATTTCCTCCGCGATCGAGAGCCTCGCTCAGGGAGCCCCTGTCATCTGGCGATCCTGGGCAGATCATCCTGAGGAGATCGAGGCATCAGCCCTGCTCGGCCTGGAGAGGAGCGGGACGCTCATCAGGGCCTCCTCAGAGGTGCTCGCCCTCAGGAGCCGGGGCGCATCGACTGTCTCCCTGCCCCTGCCCCGCAGGGATTTCGTCGGGATCGCTCCGCTCGCGATCCCTGTTGATGAGGGGCATCTCGCCCTCGCAGCCGGATGGCCCTCCATCGTCGAGAGCCTCTGGATTGATCACTACTCCTCCTACAACAAGCGTCAGTCATGGCACGCGGTCGCCCTGCGCTCATTCGGAGGCGACCCGGCGTTCATCGAGAAGCCTGCTGAGATGAGCAGGCGGTATCAGCAGGAGCATCCTGAGAGGCTGTCCTGGGAGATCGCAGACACTCCCCTCCTCGACTCTCTCCCCGGAGCGAGGGCCCTCCTCGGCTCCCTCGGATGCGGAATCGAGCGAGCCCGCCTGATGCGCCTCACAACCGGAGGAGAACTGTCCCGGCATGCCGACATCACGGATCGCTCTGCAGGGACTCGCCTGGGCGCGATCGCCCGCCTGCATCTCCCCCTGATCACGCACGAGAGCGTCCGGTTCACCACCTGGAGCATCGATGATCAGCCGACGACTCTCCACATGGCCCCCGGATCATGGTGGTATCTCGATGTCAGGAAGCCCCACATGGCTGAGAATCCCTCAGGATTCGACCGCATCCATCTCGTCGTGGACTGCATCGTCGATCAGGCCCTCGCGGAGAGGATCGAGCAGGCCCATCCATGAGATACCCAGTCACGATCACCGAGCATGAGGGCATCCGCGTCGTCAGAGACGACCTGATCCCCGGAGGATCGAAGCAGAGGATTCTCGCCCCCCTGATGGAGATGCTCGCAGAGCAGGGATACCGCAGGTTCGTGTTCGGAGGCCCTGCAGAGGGATACGCCCAGTTGGCCCTCGCGTTCTCAGCCCAGGAGACAGGCCTCGGCGCGACCTACTTCGTCGCAGAGCGCAAGATGCTGCATCCCAACACGATCCGGGCGCAGGAGGCAGGCTGCGAGATCAGACAGGTCAGGCATGGCAGGCTCAATGTCGTGCAGGCCCGAGCCCGGGCGTTCTGCCAGGAAACAGGCTCATACTTCTTCCCCCTGGGGTTCTCGACTCCCGAGTTCGAGAGGATGCTGACAGCCGAGATCGCGGAGGCTCTCGCCCCCATCGATGTCCAGGAGATCTGGTGCGTCGCAGGCTCAGGGCTCCTCTCCCGATGCCTGCAGCAGGCCAAGCCCTCCGCGACTGTGAACGCAGTCAGGATCGGATTCGAGCCGAGCGTCGGCCTCGCCCGCCTCCATCTCGCCCCGGAGACATTCTCAGAGCAGGCCGAGATTCTCCCTCCGTTTCCCTCCTCAGCCAACTACGACGCTAAGGCATGGCGGTTCATCCGCGAGCAGGCATCCCCCGGGGCCCTGTTCTGGAATGTCGGTGCCTAGAGCCGACTACACTCCTGCCCATGACCGCAGAGGACTCTCCTCGCCCTCGCGCCCCGATCGGGAGGCGCACGCTCCTCACGCCTGAGGTGCAGGAGGCCATTGTCACCGCAGTCGGAGTCGGGGCGTATCTCGACGACGCAGCCTCGACAGCAGGGATTGGGCCATCGACGCTCCACCTCTGGATGGCGACAGGCAGGCAGGCGAGAGAGCGATCCGACGCAGGGGAGCCCCTGACTGACCGCGAGGCCCTCTGCCTAGAGTTCATGGAGGCGGTAGAAAAGGCCCGGGCAGACGCATCCCTCAGGAACATCCACATCATCCAGAGGGCAGCGCAGGAGGGGACATGGCAGGCTGCAGCCTGGTATCTCGAGCGCACCAACCCTCGCAAGTGGGGCAGGCACGAGACCTACGAGGTGACAGGAGCCGAGGGAGGGCCCATCCGCGTCGATGTCTCGAGCAAGGACGCTCTCCGGGCCAAGTTCGAGACTGCTCAGAGAGTCGCCCTGGAGAGGCTCGGGGCCCCGATCGAGGATGCTGAGATCATCGAGGAGAGACGAGAGGCCCTGTGACGATCCTGAGGCAGAACGCTGAACTGAGGAGGGATCGCGTCTGGAACTTCTCGATCCCGGCATGGCATGTCACGCTCCCTGATGGGAGCCGATTCATGACCTGTCCTCATGCAGGGCCCTGCGCACAGGTCTGCTACGCCCGGAACGGCACCTACCGCTTCCCTGCTGTCCTCGCGTCGCACACTCGGAACCTCCTGATGTTCCTCGACGATCCTGAGGGATGGGAGCAGGCCCTGATCGCAGAGTTGCAGGCTCGACGGTTCCGCCCGACCGGGGAGCCTCGAGACCTGCCGATCCAGGGCGATCCCTGGATGCAGGCATGGGCTCAGACTGGGGGCGCAGCGGTGCGCATCCATGACTCAGGCGACTTCTTCTCTGCCCCCTATCTGCAGGCATGGCTGAGGATCGCGGAGGCGACTCCTGATGTCCTGTTCTATGCCTACACGAAAGAGATCAGCCTGTTCCGGGCAGAGCCCCGAGTCGATCAGGTGCCCAACTTCCGGTATCTGTTCTCGACCGGGGGCCTGGAGGATCACCTGATCGATGAGCAGGCTGACCGCTTCGCGGATGTTTTCCCTGACGAGGAGGCGATCAAGAAGGCAGGCTTCTACTCGCAGACAGCCTCCGATCTGCTCGCAGTCGCAGCCCCATCCCGGCTGATCGGCATCCCTGCCAACAACATCCCTGCGTTTCGCAGGAGGCTCTCAGGGCGCAGATTCTCCGACCTGACAGCAGAGCGGTCAGTCGCGATCAGGAGACGAGCAGGCTCATCGTGACGCAGGCCCCTGATCTCAGGGCCATGTCTCCTCAGCAGGTCATCGCCCTGGGAGGCGAGTGGGAGCCCCTCCTGGACTCCCTCGATGAGCAGGAGGCTGAGAGCCTGCTCTACGACTGGCAGTTCTGGAGCCGACCTGTGCAGCGCATCCCGGAGGAGATGGGCACGCGGTACCGCATCTGGCTGTTCCGAGCAGGGCGAGGCTCAGGCAAGACCCGGGCAGGAGCCGAGGCGACCCGCTCCATGATCGAGACAGTCTCGAGGATCGCGCTCGTCGCTCCGACAGCCTCCGATGTCCGCGATGTCATGATCGAGGGCGAGTCCGGTCTCCTCTCTGTGTTCCCCCCGGATCAGAGGCCCGAGTATGAGCCCTCCAAGCGTCGCGTGACATTCCACAACGGGGCGAGGGCGTATGCCTACTCTGCTGAGGAGCCGGAGCGTCTGCGAGGCCCTCAGCATGGATGGGCATGGATCGACGAGCCTGCCTCGATGCCCCTCGGGCAGGCCTCGCTCGACAACCTCCTGTTCGGCCTGCGCCTCGGCGATGCCCCCTGGACGATGATTACAGGCACGCCCAAGCCTGTGAGATGGCTCCGCGATCTCGCAGCCCGCCCAGATACCATCACGACGACAGGATCAACCTACGACAACGCCTCCAACCTCGCCCGCGGATTCATCGACGACATCCTCTCCCGGTATGAGGGCACCCGCCTCGGGAGGCAGGAACTCTACGCCGAGTTCCTCGAGGATGTCGAGGGGGCCCTCTGGACAGAGGCGATGATCGACCGCACGAGGCTCGCAGGGCTCGAGCCTGCCCATCCTCTGCGAGCGATCAACGGATGGCAGGCAGACAACGGCATCCCTGCGACGCTCGACCGCAGGCCCTGGCGCACCATCGTCGCCGTCGATCCCCCAGGAGAGACTGCTGAGTGCGGGATCGTCGTCGCGATGGCCCCTGTGAACGGGCAGGCAGGCATCGACCGGGCGATCGTCCTCGAGGATGCCTCCACAGCAGGCAGGCCCGAGGAGTGGGGAGCCCGCGTCGCCTCCGTCGCCCGGAAGTGGCGAGCAGAGCGCATCGTCGTCGAGTCCAATCAGGGAGGCGACATGGTAAGGGCGACCATCCATGCAGTTGATCCGACGCTCAGGATCGACAAGATCACAGCCCGCATCTCAAAGGGAGCACGAGCAGAGCCTGTCTCTGCCATGTATGAGCGCAGGCTCGTCCATCACGCCGGATTCTTCCCGATGCTCGAGGCGCAGATGACGACCTATGTCCCGGGCGAGTCTCGCTCTCCTGATCGCATGGATGCCCTCGTGCATGCGATCAACAGCCTGCTCCCTCCCCGACCTGTGCAGCGGGCCTCTGTCGCCTCAGCAGTCTCGAGGCGCATCTGATGGAGGCGTGGTCGTGGATCCTGACTGCCTGGGGAGCGACAGGTCTCCTGCTCGCAGGGCGCAGAGTGTGGTGGGCATGGTATGTCGGCCTCGCAGGGCAGGGCCTGTGGCTGACCTATGGGCTGACGACCGGGCAGGGAGGCTTCATCGCCTCTGCGTTCCTGTACGGATTCGTGTACGCTAGGAACGCACGACGATGGACGGAGGAGAGATGATGAGCCCGCTGTGGATGCTGATTGGCGCACTCGCGACATACAGGCTGACTCGACTGATGACTGCTGACAGGATCACCGAGCCTCTGCGCTCGTGGATTGAGACGCGATCAGCGACAGCAGGGTATCTCGTTACCTGCGACTGGTGCCTCTCGATCTGGATCGCGCCGTGGCCTGCTCTGCTCCTCGTCGTCGCCCCTGATGCCCCTCTCGTCAGATGGGGGCTGTCGCTCCTGGCTTTCTCTGCCCTCACAGGGCTGATGTCTCTCGCAGAGCGCAGGCTCGACCGCTGATTCAGCCTCTCTGCGCCTAGAAACAGCGTTTACAACATGACTTGACCTGCCGACTCAGGTCGGGCATGATTCTCTCTGTCAGGGATCGCCTGACGCAGAGAGAGGAAAACATGGACATCAACAAGCCCCTGAGGAACGCTACAGAGCGAGTGCAGGAACTGATGGAGCAGGGCATGACGATGGTGGATGCCATCATGGTGCAGAGGGCTGAGGCCATCGAGTGGGGAGTCGCCAACGGCAGGCTCGCCACCAAGCCGGGGAGGAAGAAGTGATGAGCACGACTGCGAACATCAACCTCTCCTCGCAGGCACTCACAGCGAGGCTCAAGCGAGCAGGTCTGCGATGCGAGGCAGGCTCCATGTACGAGGGGGGCTTCTCCTGCAGGCAGTATCGTGACCGAGCAGGAGGCCCTGTGAAGCAGGTCAATGTCTACTTCTCGCGAGGTCATGGCATGCCAAATGCCGACGCTGCCCTTCTCCTTGCCTCGGTCGTCCTCGCAGACGCAGGCTACGAGGTGGAGATCATCACGCCCAACAGGCAGTTCTTTCATAAGTCCTACCTGACTGTGACGAGGCCTGAGGAGGATGCGTCATGATAATCCACGGGATGCGCCTCATCGAGGCAGAGGGCATGCTCTACCCTGTCACGCCCTGCTGCGAGGCTCTCGCAACCGGGACGACTGATGGCATCGCCTGCAAGACATGCTACGAAATCGTCGGCGACGAGTACGGGGCAGCCTGGACTCCTGAGGAACTGCAGGCAGAGCAGGCCCTGATGCACAGAGATGCGCTCGTCAGCATGGGAGGAGGAGCATGAGAGGGCGTACAATCACCGTTCGCATCCGCGAGCATTCCAACGCACGATTGGATGAGGAGTTCACCATCACTCGCTCTGCGAGCGTCGCAACCCGGGCTGAGGCGCAGCGTTGGCTCAAGCGTCATCTCGCCCTCGTTGATCCTGAGTCGTCATACGGCGTGGGAGAGGCGACTGAGTACCAGGATGATCCTCTCGATGGGGCTCATCCTGTCGCTTGGGGATACATCGCCCGAGACGATGAGCGAATGGAGTGGTTCTGATGAGCAGAGCGAGATACTTCGTCGTGCTAGGTCGCCCCTCAGAGCCGTGGCTCCTGACAGGCACAGAGAGGAGCATCGCCTCTGCTGAGGCCTGGGCTCTCAAAGCCTCGAACGCTGAGGCCAACGAGGCTCAGGTCATTGACCTGAGGACAGGACGCACCATCAGGGCCTACCGCGAGGGGCAGGAGATTGCCATTCACGATCTGACGCTGACTGTCACGATCCCGCAGAGCGGGCTCGACCTGATGTGGACTCGCTCCTGCCCATCCTGCGGATGGATCGAGTTCACAGACGAGATGCAGGGAGGCATGCCTCGATCGCTCTCAGGAGGAGACTCCTGTCAGGAGTGCGAGGCAGACATGGAGAGCGCAGAGTGGATGGTCGCGGATGAGCCTCATCCGGCATCCCTGAGCAGAGGAGAGATGAGATGAGCAGCATGACTGTATGGGAGTTCCTCGAGGAGAGGGACGAGAGAGTCGAGGCGACGCAGGCTCTCTACGAGTGGAGTCTCAACTATCATCCGGGGGAGGGCCCGTTCTCGTGCCTGCTCGATCTCGTCGGATGGTCGGACGAGCACCTCGGCGAGCCCTGCTACCGCGGGGGCAGGCTCGGATGGAGCGAGATACGCCTCCTCTCAGATGCCCTCCGCGAGTGGGTCTACGACCCGCCTCGCGTCGATGACTGGATCGACCGCGTGATCGCGCTCGAGATGAACGACTGACGCTCGCAATCTGCCTGCACTCCGACTAGAGTCGGGCATCCTGGGGGCCTCATCAGGCTCGCAGCACAGGTCTCGAGGCCATCCGGCCTCAGAGGAAAGGGAAACAATGACCACAGCAACCGAGCCTCGGCTCACAACACTCCAGAGGAAAATCCTCACCTACACGGCGACGCTCGAGGGGCCAGTCACCGCAGAGGATCTCCATGCCCGCGCCAATAAATCAGCAGTCGAGGAGGCTCTCCTGACTCTGATCACCCACGGCCTCATCGAGTACCGCTTCGATCAGAAGGACTTCATCCTGACTGATGAGGGCAGGGATCGCGCCGAGCGCATCCGGGCCTTCAACCCGCAGAGGGGCATCCACTGCAAGGCATGCATCAGCGTCGCCTGCGTCTGCGTCGTGCGCCTCGAGTGCATCAGCGATGGCCCCCACTCCCTCGGATGCCACGGGAGCCACGAGTGAGCGCGGGGCTGACCTTCGAGGAGGGATACGCCCAGGGGGCGCAGGCCTGCGCACAGGGCCTCCCTCGGGCCCCTGCCCTCGATGCCTCGGCGACGCTCGCCCTGCTCGGCGGGTCGATCACAGGTCGCCCGGTCGGCGCAGCAGAGCCGTTCCTCCAGGGATGGCTTGCAGGATGGGATGAGGCAAATCTCGCCGATCGCGAGGAGGACGACGCATGAGGCCCGGGCTCCGTCATGGCACCGAGACGCTCTACCACCGCGGATGCAGATGCGACGACTGCCGAGAGGCATTCAGCATCAGGAGACAGGAGCGCAGGCAGGGCATCAGGCGCAGGGGCCTCCCTGCCCGCTACGACGCTCGAGCCCTCCTCAGGTTCTTCGATCCCGAGGCGACAGACATCACAATCGGCGAGGCCCTGGGAGTCGGCAGGCGACTCATCGGCGAGTGGCGACAGGAGCACGACAACCTGCTCAACGACTACCGCGCTGACGATCTCGCGACTCGCATCGGAGCCCATCCCTGCGAGGTGTGGGGCGATGACTGGTGGCGACTTGCCCCTGACGAGGAGGAGATGCATGAGAGTCGCAGTTGATCGCCCGAGCAGGGCAGAGCCCCGCATCTTTGATGCCCGGGCCCTGCTGCGCTACTTCGATCCTGAGAGCGAGGATGACGCGATCGCAGGAGCCCTCGGGATCGGCAGGAAAACAGTCGGCAAATGGCGCAGGGACGAGCGGTATCTCGTCTCTGCCTATCGGGCAGACAGGCTCGCGACGAGGCTCGGGACGCATCCCTGCCTCGTCTGGGGCAGGCTCTGGTGGACGAGCGTCGAGATCGAGGAGAGAGCATGAGCGAGAGCATCCCTGGGGCTGAGGCAGTCCTCGAGGCGTATGGCCTGATCACAGGCCCGAGGCAGACCGCCTACAGCCATCCGAGCGACGACTACCGGAAGGTGACAGACATCTTCGAGGCTCTGACAGGCATCCGCCTCACCGTTGATCAGGCCCTGATGTTCATGATCGCAGTCAAGATGGCCCGCCTGCGCACCAACCTCTCGCAGGGGACGCTCCATCGCGACTCGCTCGTCGATGCGATCGGATACCTCGGATGCCTCTCAGCGCATCTCGAGAGGGAGGCAGTCCCGGGCTCCCTCGCAGACAGGCATCAGACAGCAGAGGCTCAGGATGATCCGGAGCACTCTCAGATGTGGCACGAGGTTCGCAGGCTCTACGACCGCGGGGGATGAGGCAGACGCTCTGAGGTAGCATCAACTGGGCTCATCAGTCCTGTACGCTCTCAGCGTGCCCGACCGCCGTCGCCGATCTCGATCCCCTCAGCCGAACTCCCTCGTCGCAGCAGCGCAGATCATCTCCGCGCCAAACGCCCGAGTGGCGCAGTCCTCTGTCACTCAGAACAAGGAGTGGCAGAGGACAGCCTGGGATTACTACGACTGCATCGGCGAACTGCGGTTCGGGATCAACTGGATCAGCAATGCGATGTCCCGCGTGAACCTCGTCGCAGCCCGCGCCCCTCTCGCAGCAGGAGACGAGCCTGTCCCGATCAGCCTCGACGATCCTGACATCCTGCCTGTGCATCGTCGCGCAGCAGAGATTGTCTCCATGATCGCCCACGGGCCTGCAGGGCAGGGGCAGATGCTCGGCTCGTTTGGCACGCACCTCTCTGTCGTCGGAGTCGGATGGCTCGTCGTCGAGCCTCCCCTCGATGATCCGATCTCCGATGAGTTCACTTCCTGGACTGTCCTCTCCTCTGACGAGATCAGACGCTCTCCGGCAGGTCAGATCGAGGTTCGCGTCTCAGAGACTGAGTGGCGCGAGGTGCATCCGAACGCAGTCGTCGTGAAGGTATGGCGCAGGCATCCTCGCAGATCATGGGAGAGCGACTCCCCGGTCAGAGGCACGCTCTCAGTCCTCCGCGAGATCGACCTGCTCGAACGCCACATCCAGGCGACAGCGCAGAGCAGGCTCGCCGGGGCAGGCCTCCTTGCCATCCCCTCAGAGGCTGTGTTCCCCCCGGGGCAGGGCCCTCAGTCCTCGACAGGAGTCGATCCTGATGATGAGGACATCACCGCGCCGGAGGACAACTTCGTCGAGACGCTGATCGAGACGATGACAGTCCCCCTCATCGACCGAGGCTCTGCAGCCTCAGTCGTCCCGCTCGTCGTAAAGATGCCTGGGGAACTCGTCGGGCAGGTCAAGCACCTGACATTCGCAACGCCGTTCGATGATCGCGCCCGCGATCTGCTCGACAACGCCATCCGCCGTCTCGCTCTTGGCCTCGACATCCCGCCGGAGATCCTCACAGGCACCGGAGGGATGAATCATTGGGGGGCATGGCAGGTCGCAGAGGAGGCCATCACGCTCCATGTCGAGCCCCTGACCGAGACTGTCGCCCATGCCCTAACGATGGGCTTCCTCGTCCCTGCCCTGATCGCAGAGGGCTTCGATCCCTCTGATGTCCTCGTCTGGTACGACACTTCTGACCTGCGAACCCGCCCGGATCGCTCCGCCAACGCTGTGGCTGCATACGATCGGAACGCCCTCTCCCGCGAGGCCCTCCTCCGAGAGATGGGCCTCTCCGTCGAGGATCTCCCGAGCGACGAGGAGCGCAGGGAGCAGATACTCCTCTCGATCATCCGGGGCGTGCCTGCGCTCGCGTCGCCTCTGCTCGAGGATCTCGGCCTAATCGGCGCAGATCTCGCAGTTAATCTCGACATGCCCGACGAGGCTCTGATGCCTGCCCTCCCTGTCTCTCAGCCGGAGACTCAGGGGCCTCCTGAGCCTCAGGTCACCGCCTCAGCCCTGACTGCAGCCTGCGATGTCATCATCCGGCGAGCCCTGGAGCGGGCAGGATCGCGTCTGCGCTCTGCTGCAGGCAAGGGACAGCCCGGAGGCGCAGCCTCAGTCCAGGTCGGCGATCCCTGCTCCATCCATACCATCATCGACGCATCAGCGCACTCAGACTTCGCCTCCCTGCTCGATGGGGCCTGGAGCCTTGTCCCCGAGATCGCAGAGCGGTATGGGGCTGACTCCGACAGCCTGATCGACAGCCTCGAGACCTACACGCGAGCCCTGCTCGCAGCGCAGCAGGAGCACTCGTATGCCCGCCTCTCCCTCGCCCTCGGCACCGCCTAATCCCCGCGACGCGGAGGCCCTCGACGACTGGCTCGAGGCTCGAGCACAGAGGCTCGCCCGCCGGATCGAGAGGGCCCTGTCCCGAATCGTCTCCCAAGTGTTCGGGCAGTTCATCGAGTCCATCGAGGACACCGCGCTGACTGCAGCAGGCGACCTGTCCATCATCGACGACATCATCCCCCTGTGGAGGCTCGTCATCCCTGAGATCGTGCCCGACATCGAGGAGACCTATCTCGAGGGAGGCATCTCGGCGTTCACCGTCGCAGAGGGATACGCCGTCATCCCTGAGGCTGTCGCTCAGGCATGGACGCAGGTCATCAACACTCAGGCGATCGACTACATGGCCCGGGCGAGCAACAGGATGCTTGATGTCGGGCAGACAATCTGGACAGATGTCTCCCGCACCGCGACGCGAGCGATCGAGCAGGGCCTCAGCCGGGACAAACTCGCAGCGCAACTGCGCGAGGTTAGCGACCGCTTCGCAGGCTACCGAGCCGATGTCATCGCCCGCACCGAGGTAAACGCTGCATACATCAACGGTGACTTCGACGGCGATCTCGCCCTCGGCGAGTATGGGCCTGTCGAGAAGGTGTGGGTCGCCTCGATGCAGTCGAGGACATCGCCTCGCCCTGATCATGTTGATGCGAACAATCAGGTGAGGGCGTTCGCGGAGCCGTTCTCTGTCGGGGGAGTGCAGATGATGATCCCGCATGCAGCAGGGGCTCCTGCGTCGCAGGTCGTAAACTGCCGATGCCACTACGAGGCTCTGTATGTCGGAGATCGTCGCCCCAACGGCACGATCGTCGGGCAGGATGATGTCGTCGTAGTTGATCCGAGCGCAGGGCAGTCAGACATCCTCAGGCTGAGCGAGTAGCATCTCCTCGGGCTCAGGCCCCCTGGATGCCCCCGCCCGCGTCCTCCTCCTCCCCGGGCGGGGCATCCCCGGGGCTGTTGGCTGTGGATGCGCCTGTCTGAGCCTTTTCCGATGATTTGACATGCCGACCTGAGTCGGGCATGATTCTCTCATCGAGGACGCACCTCGAGGAAAGGGAAACATCCAATGGAACCGCGAGTCATCAAGATTCGGCAGAATCACGCTACGGGGCAGAAGGTCATCCTCCCCGATCCGCAGGTCATCGAGACCCGGGAGAACAGGAAAACAGGAGCGACCATCCTCCTCGTGAACAACGGTGGAGTATGGACGACGACTTGCGAGACCCACGGGGCGATGGCAGAGCATCCGACTCGTCGCATGGGCACCTCATGGATGGCAGAGCCGATGGTGTGGTGCGCGGGATGCGCAGAGGAGGAGGTGGCACGATGAGTACCACTACGCCCAAGAAGATTGAGATGCTCGTCAGGGCACTCGCCGATGCGCATGATCGTGCATCATCCCTGATGGATGGAGATGAGTCGTTCTCGCAGGTGGAGGCTCTGGTCCACGAGGCCCTGCAGCAGGCGATTGACCTGAAGCGCAAAGCATCAACGCAGAGGATGCTCGAGATTGCCTCTCGCCACAACATAGATACCACAGCACAGGAGGCCCGCTCATGAGCGCACAGCCCTGCTCACGATGCGAGGCCCCCACAGACTCCCTCGCCTTGTTTCCTGGAGGTATCTGCCTCGCCTGCTACGAGCAGGATCATCAGGACGACTCCCCTGAGGAACTGCTCCGCGCCATCACAGAGGGATTCGGAGGACGCTCGTGAGGCACGAGATGCATGAACTGACTGCTCATGGCGATGCCTGCAGAGGCTGTCGCATGGCCCTCGAGGAGGCTGTCGCGGTCTACCGGGAGACATCTCGCCGAGCGATCGCAGGCGACCATCCCTCGCATCCCTCCCATCGTGGAGGCTGTTGGGCTGAGTACGAGACGACGATGAGGAGCGCACGATGACGCATCAGGTCACAGACGGGGCCCTCCTGCTCTACGGGGCTGCAATGGGCATCATCGGCGCAGTCATCGGGGCTGTCGTCGTGCTCGCCCTCGTCGCTCGCCATCTGCCCCCTCCTCGCTCGCGATCAGGGAGACATCTCCGGCGATAGAGATGCGCCAGGGCAGAGCATGGGATACACTCCCGCTCATGCCCTTCGGCCCCTACTCCTCATTTGACGATTGTGTTGCCAAGAACGGCGACAAGTCCAATCCCTCTGCCTACTGCGCCTCCCTGGAGAGGCAGATCAAGGGGGCCTCAGCGCAGGCCTCCCTCGCCTCCCCGCGGTTCCGCCTGCAGATCGTCCCTGTCGAGGAGCAGACGATGGCTGCAGGCGATCCCTACGCCTACATCATCGACATTGATGGCACGCTCCTTGACGATGAGGGAGCCCCAATCGAGTCGCGCATCATGGCTGTCAATGGGCTCGAGGGCGAGATCAACATCGTCTCAGGCAGGCTCGAGGCTGACCGGGACGCGACTGAGGCTCTGCTGACTGAGGCAGGCCTGCGCCCTCATCGCATGTTCCTGCGCTCCGGGGAGGATGTCGGAGTCCTGGAGCACAAGCGGGCTGTCGCCGAGATGCTCCTCGAGGAGCGCGATGTCAGGCTCGCGATCGAGAATGACGACTCTGCCCGGGAGATGTATCTCAGCCTCGACATCCCGACTGCAGAGCCCGCGATCCTGGATGTCGTCGAGGCCGAGGAGATCGGCGAGGCCGAGGAGGCCGACGAGATCGAGGACATGGAGGACGAGGGCGAGATGGCCCTCATCGACATCGAGATCAAGGACGAGGATTGCGAGGGCATGGAGCCCGAGGAGGAGATGCCCCAGGATGCCTCCTACGACTTCCGGGCGATGCTCGTCATCGAGGGAGTCTGGACAGGAGATGGGCGATACATCGACGAGGGGGCCCTCGGATGGCGCGATCTGCCCCTGCCCCTGATGGCGACTGATCGGACGACCGAGGGCCACATGGACGCGGTGCTGATCGGCTCGATCCTCGAGATCGAGCGCGAGGGGCGTGAGATCAGGGCTCTCGGGCGATGGATCCCCTCTGAGGACGATGATGTTCGCAGGCTGCAGAGCCTCATCGGCAGGGGCGACCTGCGCGGAGTCTCAGTCGATCTCGATGGCATGGAGTACGAGGTGCTGATCCCCTCGACCGCCTCTGAGGCTGTCGTCGAGGAGGATGGCACCACCGTCATGCCTGGTGAGGAGATGAAGATGCGGATCACCTCTGCCCGGATCATGGGCGCGACAGTCGTCCCGTTCCCGGCGTTCCAGGAGGCCTACATCGAGTCCCTGCCCGCAATGACTGCGAGCCTGCTGACCGAGGACACCGCCTCAGGATGGATTGATCGCCTCGCCTCGATCGACGACATCGATCTCTCCCCGCCTCAGGGCGCACGCGAGGAGGCTGAGCGAGGCCTCGCCTGGAGGCAGGAGTATGGGCGCGGAGGCACCGAGGTGGGAGTCGCTCGCGCCCGGGACATCTCCAACGGCAAGAACCTCTCCCCTGAGACGATCGACAGGATGGTCTCCTACTTCGCCCGCCATGAGATTGATCAGCAGGGCGAGGGATGGAGCCCCGGAGAGGACGGATTCCCCTCAGCAGGCAGGATCGCATGGGCCCTCTGGGGAGGCGATCCCGGTCGCCGATGGGCAGAGTCCATCCAGGGGCGCATCCGCGCCCGCAGAGAGCAGGGCTCGATCATCGCGTCAGGCCATGCCATCGAGGCCCCTGTCCTCCCGCCCTCCTCCTGGTATGCCGATCCTGCTCTCGAGGGCCCGACTCCCCTGACCGTTGATGACTCAGGCAGGATCTACGGGCATCTCGCAGTATGGGGCCAATGCCACATCGGGCATGCAGGGCGATGCGTGCAGCCTCCCTCCTCGAGGACTGCCTACGCCCACTTCCTGACCGGGGAGATTCTGTGCGACGACGGGGCTCGCTTCCCGGTCGGGCAGATCACGATGAACGGCTCGCATGCCCCGCACTCCTACGGAGCGCAGGAGACTGCTCGGCACTACGACGACACCGCTCTCGCGGTGGCTGATGTCACCGCAGGCGAGGACGACTGGGGGATCTGGGTATCAGGCTCCCTGCGCCCGGGTCTCGATCCGGCGACTGTGAGGGGCCTGATGGCCTCTGATGTCTCGGGAGACTGGCGCAGGATTGGAGGCAACCTCGAACTCGTCGCAGTCCTCGCGGTCAATGTTCCGGGATTCCCCAAGATCAGAGTGCGAGAGGCTGAGGGCCTCGTCGCATCCCTCTCCCTGCCTGCCTACTCTCAGGAGGAGGCGATGGAGGACATCAGAGCCCTCGCAGCCTCGATCGGACGCACCGCTGAGGATCGCATCAGGGAGGCTCGCCTCCGGGTGCATGGCGAACGCATCGCGAGCCTCGTGCAGCGAATCAGAGGAGGAGCCTGACATGGCCTGCGGATGCCGGAAGGGCAGGAGCAACGACTCCAGGAGTCCCTCGTCCTCCCTGCGCATCGGGCCCTACGAGGTATGGCGCAACGGGGCGTTCACGGGTCGATCCTTCGCCTCGCTTTCCTCAGCGCAGACATACGCAACCCGCATCGGCGGAGAGGTTGTTGTAGCAGGCTGACCTGTCTGCTACACTCGCTCCCATCCGGCGACTGCCTAGCATCGCCGGAGCGAGGCCCGGGTCGCACTCGGTCGCATGAGATAACCGATTCCTGACTCATGGAGACCGAATCCCAATGAACACCATCATGCCCGAGGACATCAACGCTGTGACCGACGAGGAACTGACCGCGCTCGAGAGCGATCTCGTCGCCGAGTTCGACTCGCTCGTCGATGCAGGCTCCAACGATGTCGCCACTCTGACTCAGATCGCCGAGGCTGTCGAGGCCGTCCGTGCTGAGAGCACCGCCCGCATCGAGGCAGTCGCTCAGGCTGAGCAGGCCGTGGCTGCGCTCGCCGATCGCGTGCGCGGAGCAGAGGAGATCGACGAGGCCCCCGAGGCTGTCGTCGCCGAGACCGAGGATGCCGATGAGGCCTCCGACGACAACCACAACCCCGAGGCCGTGGAGGCCGAGGCAACCGAACAGGAGAACGAACTCGTGACTGCGAGCGCATCCCCCGCCCCCAAGGCTCCCTCCGCTCGTGCGGTGGCCCGCCGTTCCACGACTCCCGAGGTTGCCGAGGCGCAGCCTGAGGTGGTCATCACCGCTGCAGCCGACATCCCCGGCTTCACGAGCGGATCGAACATCGACACCGTGGGTCTCGCCCGCGCAATGCATGCCAAGGCCCGCACTCTGTCGAACGGCTCGGGCTTCGTCCCGGTCGCCTCGATCAACCTGCCCCTGCAGCACAAGGTCGGCTCCGACATGGCGACGAACCTCGAGGTGATCGAGCGTGCGACCGCCCCGGAGGCTCTGACCGCTGCAGGATGGTGCGCCCCGTCGCAGAACATCTACGACCTGTTCGGCGTCGATGCAGGCGATGGCCTCCTCGATCTCCCGACTGTGCAGGTCTCTCGCGGTGGTCTCAACATCCCGGGCTTCATCGGCATCGGCGAGGCGAGCGATGCTCTCTGGTCCTGGACCGAGGCTGACACCGAGGATCCCGAGGCGACCAAGCCCTGTCTCCAGATTCCCTGCCCGACCTTCGAGGACTACCGCCTCCAGGCTGCAGGTCTCTGCCTCACCAACGGCAACCTGACCGACCGTGCGTTCCCCGAACTGACGGCCCGCTTCATCGCCCTCGCAATCAACGCTCACCTGCACCGCCTCTCGGGCCTGATGATCGCCGAGATCTCGGGCAGCGCGACGGGCGTGACGATGAGCGCTGTGGCCTCCTCGGCTGCGGGCTCCATCCTGCATGCCCTCGATGTCCAGGTTGCTGACTACCGCTCGCAGTACCGCATGAGCGTGAACGCCGTCCTCGAGGCTGTGTTCCCGCTGTGGTCGCGTGAGGCCATCCGCGCCGATCTCGCGATGCGCACCGGGGTTGATCTGGTGAACATCTCGGACGACCGGATCGACGAATACTTCCGCACTCGCAAGGTGCGTGCGCAGTTCGTCCACGACTATCAGCCCCTCTACACGACTGGTCCTGCAAAGACTGCGTTCCCGACGACGGTGGACTTCCTGCTCTACCCTGCTGGTGGATACATCAAGGGCGACGGTGGCACCATCGATCTCGGCGTGGTGCGTGACAGCGTGCTCAACGCGACCAACGACTACACGGCTGCGTGGACGGAGCAGTTGTGGCTCGTCGGTCAGACGGGCCCTGCTGCTCGTGAAGTCACCGTGAACTACGCTGTGGACGGCGTGACCGGATGCTGCGTCGAGGCCCCCGCGGTCTGATCCCCACATCATCCTGACCGACCTGCGACCGAGAAGATAGGAGCCGACCTGTGGGAGCATCCCTGGATACATGGCATCTCGTAGATGCCCCCACAGTCGTCCCTCAGCCCTACGGCATCTTCTCGGTCGCAGAGACTCGGCTCACCACCGACGAGCATTGGCGACTCGGCATCAGATGGCAGTCTCAGGCCTGCTCGCAGGTCAAGGAGACGACTGGCGAGTGCATCATCCCGCGAGAGGGCGAGGCCCTCGAGCCTGATGACTACTGCTATGTCGCAGAGTTCGAGCCGTTCACCGTCTACGCCTACGACAACGACTCGATTCCTGGGCATACGCTCGAGGAGCATCGCGCTCAGGTTGTTCAGCGTCTGATCAACGGCGAGCAGAGGGCTGTCGAGGAGCGAGTCTGGGCTGCGATCACCGCAGACGCAGGAGCCCCGCTTGATCTGTCGGCCTATGATCTGCGGTTCGCCCTGGGTTATGTCGAGCAGCAGGTCTCGCAGAACTACTCCGGGACAGGAGTCATCCACATGAGTCACCTCGTCGCGACTCTGCTGTGGGATGCCCTGTTCGTCTCGGGTGGTCGCCTGCAGACGCTGCATGGCACTCCTGTCGTCGTCGGCGCAGGATACGACACGGCGACCGATCCTCTGACGCGGGTCGGATACATCTACGGGACGGGCGCGATGGTGCTCTACCGAGGAGACATCGATACCCGCGAGTCTGCGATCGACAAGGCGGTCAATCAGGTCTCCTACATCGCCCAACGAGACTACGCAGTCGGTTGGGATTGCTACTCTGTCGCGGTCAAAGCGACCACCGATCCTGCGTAAGGAGACATCATGGCCACCAAGATTCTGAAGTCCATCAAGGGCAAGACTGTTCGCATCACTCGCCTCGATGCGTGTGGCGAGCCTGTCGTCGGCTCCTGCACGACGCTCGTCTCCGACTGCTTCATCTCTGTCACGCTCGCAGGCGAGTACGAGGCAGGCGAGGAGTTCATTCAGAAGAACGCCTGGGGCGATCTCTGCATCAACGACAAAGATCCTGATGTTCTCAAGCGAGTGACCACGACTGTTCAGTTCGCCGAGATCAACCCCGACGCTCTGGACATCATGGCCCTCGCCAATCCGGTCATCTCTGGATCGGACACCATCGGCTCAACATTTGGCCCGACTCCGAACACAGACGCATTCGCTCTCGAGGTTTGGACAAAGCGCACAGGCGTAGACTGCACGACTCCCGGGACGCAGGAGTGGGGATACTTCGTCCTGCCGTTCGTGCGCAACGGAAAGATCGACGGAGACATCACCATCGAGAACGCTGCGCTGACCTTCTCGCTCGTCGGTGATGCGTTCGCGGCATCCTCGGCATGGGGAACCTCGCCCTACACGCCGAACGCATTCATCGAGCCGTTCCCTGATGGCGAGATCTTCGGCATGGTGGTGACGACTGAGCAGCCTCCGACCGACACGGGCGGATGCGTTGCATACGCTCCTGCTCCCCCGCCCTGACGCTCGTCTCTGAACGGACGCAGGGTAGGCTCGATCCATGACTTGTGAGGCCTGGACTCCGATCCTCCCCTGCGATGTCTCGGGAGATGATCCTGATCTCGTTGATGCAGCCGTGGCTGCAGGGACATCGATCCTGTGGGCGATGACAGGCAGGCGATTCGGCCTGTGCTCAACGACCGAGTGGTATCGATCGCCCTGCTCTACTCCCTGCACCGCGCCCTACGCTGACGAGTTTGGCCCGGGCGTTGAGTGGAGGCTTGGGGCAGGGAGGCGGAGGGCGTGCTGTGCGATCGCTCTCGAGCAGACTCCTGTGCGCTCCATCGATGAGGTTCTGATCGACGGCGTAGCAGTTGATCCTGATACCTACTATCTCGGCAGGAGCAGGCTCTATCGCATCGGCGAGTGTTGGCCCTGCGAGACCGACTGCGAGGTTCCTCCTGTCGCGGTCTCCTACACCTACGGCATCGATGTCCCTGTTCTTGGGCAGATGGCCCTCGGCGAGTTGGCCTGCGAACTCCTGCGAGGATGGACAGGGGCTGACTGTCGCCTGCCCTCCAACGCTGTAGCGGTAACTCGCCAGGGCGTGACTGTTGATCTCGGCACGCCCGAGGTTCTGTTCGAGCAGAACCGCCTCGGTCTGCCGATCTCTGATCAGTTCATCCGGTCGGTCAATCCTGATCGCCTCCGCTCGGCCTCTCGCGTCTACTCGCCCGATGTCGCGCGGAGAGTCCGGTGATCTCAGTCTCTGCCCATGATGTAGCCTCCTGGGCTCTCGCAACTGCGAGACAGGCCCTCGAGGACTGCGGTCGCGATGCTGTCTCGACTGCGTATGTCGGATCAGGCGAGATCGCCTGGGATGACTGCTGCGGCACGCTTGTTGTCGTCCCTGATCGCGTCTACCGCTCGCAAGAGTTCCCGGCTGAGGATACGAGCGAGGTAATCTGCTTCGACGGATACATCGCAATCGATCTCGTCGTGACTCTCCTCAGGTGCGTCCCTGTCGTCGATGATCGCGGGCGAGCCCCCTCAGAGACCGCCCTTGCGACTGCGTATCAGGATCTCCTCGGCGATGCTGCAGTCATCTACAACTCCATGACAGGGCCTGTTCCTGATGACTGGGAGCGCACCAATCCGGCGCAGACATTCCTCGGAGCGCAGGGCGGATGCATCGGAGTTGAGACTCGCATCACCATCGGCCTCGAGCAGTCGCAGTTCGGCATCTGCTGCACCGTCCCTGAGCCTCACGAGCCCGGGGATCCTGTCTGCCTCATCACCGCCTCCTCTGTTAGGTTCGATCCCTGCGAGGGGCTTGTCTCGACGAATGTCCAGGATGCGATCTGCGAGATTGCTGCTGGCGGTGGAGGCACTCCTGGTCCTCCCGGCCCTCCGGGCCCGCAGGGAGACACGGGGCCTCAGGGACCGCAGGGCGATACTGGACCGACTGGGGATACAGGGGCGACAGGCCCGATCGGGCCTCAGGGAGATACTGGGGCGACTGGGGCGACTGGTGCGACTGGAGCGACTGGAGCGACGGGTGCAGGTGGTGCTCTCGGCTACTACGGGTCATTCTTCGACTCGACTGATCAGATCACGACGATCAACACACCGACGGCGATGCTCATCGGAAACACCGCAGAGGCAAACGGCGTGTTCATCACCGCGGGTTCGGAGATCAACTTTGCCTACAACGGCACCTACGACATCCAGTTCTCTGCCCAACTCCACCACAGGGGCGGGGGAGGATCTGGTGAGACTGTCGAGATCTGGCTCGCCAAGAACGGCACTCCTCTGCCTGATAGCAACACGCGACTGATCGTTCCGAACAGCAGGTTCGAGGTTGCTGCGTGGGACTTCCTCCTGACTGTGAACGCCGGGGACTATCTCGAACTGTTCTGGACGACCGACAACGCGAACATCGTCCTCGAGCATCTCCCTGCTGTCGGTGCGATCCCTGCGATCCCGTCGCTAATCGTCTCGGTGATGCAGGTCATGTATACACAGGTCGGTCCTCAGGGTATTCCAGGCCCAATCGGCCCTACTGGCGCGACAGGAGCCACAGGGCCTCAGGGGCCTCAGGGCGACACCGGAGCGACCGGGGCAACGGGCCCTCAGGGCCCTCAGGGGGACAC